GTTTTGGTTGAACCACCACCCCTTAGATTGAACATCCGCACTAACCTCCTCGATAGTGTTGAGGGCTAGGGAAACTTGTACGGGTATCGCTCCAGTAATGGAATTTACTGGGGACTCACCGACATTCGCCAACACAATGTTAACGGACTCAGTAAGGGTCGTGGATATGGTAGTTTCGGGCATAATTGGATTTATGAAGGGTTAAAAAGAGACCCCAAGGGGATTGGCCCAAGGGGTCTCCAGTTAAGGGTTATCGTTTAAGCAGGAATGACCTTCACGGCACACTCTGGGCGAAGGACGCCGTGGCCCATTGCGTATTTAGCAACGAACAGAGTGCCTTGACGCTGAATCTGGTACTCAGACTCGGTAGCCAAGTCGAGCAGCTTAACAGTACCGATAGCTTCTTTAGTACCTGCAAGGAAGCCCTTGGCAGAACCAGTACCGCTAAGAGCGGAGAAGTCACCGTTGTATCCTGTACCGCCAGCACCGAACACGTCATTGTTAGCCGAGCCGTCACCAGTAGCAACAGCAGAGTCGTCACCGAGTCCGATGATGCTGTCGAGGTGGTTGCTCTTGAACAGGTTGATTCCAGCAACACGAGCGATGCTACCGTCAGCAACATTACCAACACCACCGTTGTCGCGGTTGATAGCAACATTGTCAGCAGTCAACAGAGTGTAGTACTGGCTTGGGGTCAGGATAGCGAAGCGACCGTCTTCTGGAGCGTCTTTCTCGTCAAGCGAGCGAGCAACAGCATACAGCGAGTCAACAAGACCGCTAGCAGTCGTTGTAGTAGCACCAGAAACTTCAGTGCCACCGTTACCGCCGATTTCGGAAGTACCGCCAGCAGCAGCGAACAGCGTCTTCATCGTAGCGATGTCGAAGCGTTTCGCGAGTGCCTTACCGAGCTCCTTAGCGTAGATGCTACGGACGTCGTAGTGGTTCTTCAGCTCGTCAATGTTAGCGATGAACGTCGAAGCAATCAGTACATCGTCGATGTTGATTGTACGCTCAGCGTGTTTAATGGTTGAGAGGTAGCCGTTAGAGCCGTCCACGATGTCTTCACCGACAGTGTGGTAGGCAGCGCTAGCTACGCCTGTAACAGGGAACTGGGCAGTCTTACCGCTGCTGATGGTGCGAACCATGTGCAAATCCTTCATCACGTTTTGTTCTTCAAACGTAGTCAGGATTTCACCAGAGAACACCTTCAGGAAGAGGCTATCGACAGCGCCAGTTGCATTTACTTGTCCCAAACGGGATGCAGTTGTATCAGCCATGATATATTTTCTTTCTGTATTTAGTTATTATTTAGGGTTGTTTAGGTGTTCCGATTCACTCGTTTTACTCGCAGGTTATCCACCTCGGTGGGCCAGTAGTTACTCCTTGTTTATTGGAACGAAAGTTATTTCTTCTTCTTAGGAAAGCCCTTCTTCATATTTGAATAAGCTTTATTTCTCACGGTAGAGTTCTTTTTACTACGGGAGATACCGAGTTCACGTCGGCGGTTAATATTTTTGTATAAACTCATAGGTCAGCATTTCCATTTACGGAGGGCGAGGGCTTTACGAGTAGGGCGTCCCTTAGAGTCCTTCATAGGCCCTTTGACGCCACTCATACGAGCACAGAAGGAACGCTTTCTCGCCCCACCTTCGGGTTGAGGTCGCTTAAGATTGGAGCCCGTCTTGGAGTTGTAATACTTACGACCCTTTTCTGACAGACCACCGCTCTTAGACTTGTGCTCCTTCTTTAGGCTTACGCCTTTTCGCTTGCTCATTGATGTATTTGATAATTATTGGGGTTGCTCGGTTTTTGTACCGAATAAGATTCTTTTGCTTCTGGTCATTCTTTGGGTGATGAACACGTATCCAAGCGCCTCCACCGCCATTCCAGATGAACAACAGGTGGTCAGTGGTTACTTGTTTACCCAGTCTCTCAATGTGCGCTTTGTAGTGTGATAATACTGTGTAAGCGAGGTGGTGACTAAACTTAGGGTCGAACGCAGCTTCGTGCGCCACGTTTTGACCCGTGATACGATTGTAGTCGTCCACCATAACTTGATGGATTTGGA